ACCTACTTCCTGTTCAACCCCTGGTACGTCTCTGTTGGTGGGGCAAAGCGCCGCGGCCACGTCCACCGTCAGTTCACGGATTCACTGGAGTGAGCCAAGCAAGGCCGATAGCCTGAAGTGAACTGCTCTACACCCGTGTATTTGTCCAACACAGAGCGGGAACGCCTTGGTTTGTTTGGGTTTGGTTCTGACGTTCCTGATGAAGTGGTTGCCGCAGCTGAAGCAGCGCTGGCATCGCCTTGTGGAGGTGCTTGTCCTGCCCCAGCGGCGAAGACCACGAAGCGTGCACGCAACAAGGCGGGTGAGTACGTCGGTGATGACCCGGCAACGGCTGAAGTGAACGAGGCTTATGAGGCTGGCTAAGGTCATGTCGCTCACCCAGGTGGTGCTGGGAGGCCCGCTAGTGCGGCGATGGATCCACGGTGAGAGCCAGGTTGGGTTGGTCGGAAGCGCTGGTGGTTGGTCGGGAGCCCCTTCTGCCCTCGTGGTGGGAGGGGCTTCCACATGAGCTGGACGCCGATCCCGCCGGAGCTGGGTGTTGGCCGGTTCCCGTATTTCTTCTGCTACATCCTGCGGGAGCTGGGGTTGGCGGAAGTGCCGACCAAGCAGCAGCTGCGGATCTGTGATTGGCAGGAGAACGGCCCGTCTCGGCAGATCACGGTGGGGTTTCGTGGTGTGGCGAAGTCAACGATCGCCGCGGCCAGGGCATTGCATCGGCTGCGGATCGATCCGTTCAACGAGAAGGTGCTGATTCCGGGCTCAACAGCGGAGAAGGCGCTGGAGATCACCACGTTCATGGCGCGGTGCATCCGTGACATCGACATCCTGCGGTGCCTGGAACCACGCAATGACGGCCGCAGCAGCACCAGGGCGTTTGATGTGGGCCCTGCAGTGGTGGATCAGAGCCCGAGTGTCCGCGCTGTGGGAATCCTGTCGCCGTCATTGACCGGCAAGCGCTGCACGATCGCCATCCCGGACGACATCGAGACCCTGAACAACTCGATCACGCCGCTGAAACAGGAGCGCTTGGCCGCGGCCGTGACCGAATTGGAGGCAATCCTCAAGCCGGATGAGGGCCAGGAGCTGCCGCGGATGATCCAGTTCCTGGGTACGCCTCACCTGGAGACGTCGCTGTACCTGCGGCTGGTGCGTGAGCGGAACTATTCGATCCGCTACTGGCCGGCGCGGTATCCAGATCCCTCTGATGCGGACCAGTGGGACTGCTACGAGGGTCATATCGACCCCGTGATGGCCGCTGAGGTCGAGGAAGACCCGTCATTGGTAGGTCAGCCGACTGATCCAGAGCGTTTCGGGCACGAGGAACTGCTGGGCCGCGAGATGCGGATGACCAGGGCGTCGGTGCAGCTGCAGTTCCAGCTGAACTGTCGCTTGTCGACTCTGGATCGCTATCCGATCCGCCTTGGCGACCTGATCGTGCTGCCGCTGGACGGCAAAGCACTGCCGGAGGTGGTGGCGTGGTCGTCCGGAACGGAGTACCGGATCCAATCGATCCCGTGTGTGGGCCTTGGCGCAGACCGCTACTACCACTCACCGGCCGTGATCCAGGGCTGGCTGCCCCAGGAAGAGACCTGGCGGTGTGTGCTGGCCATTGACCCGTCCGGCCGCGGCAGCGACGAGCTGGCGTGGGCTGTGGTGGCGGAGCTGAACGGCAACCTGTTCGTGCTCGAGAGCGGTGGCACCACCCGCGGCTACGAGGAGGAGGTGCTGGTCCACCTGGCGAACGTCGCCAAGCGGTGGAAGGTCAACTACGTCATCCCGGAGCCGAACTACGGCGATGGCATGTTTGCCGCGCTGTTGAAGCCAGTGATGCAACGCATCTGGCCCTGCACGGTGGAGGAGCCGCCCAGGAGCGCCGGACAGAAGGAAAAGCGCATCGTTGATGTGCTTGGACCCTTGAGTCAGCAGCACCGGCTGGTGTTCAACAGCGAGCTGGTGCAGAAGGACTGGAATGGCGCGGAGCGAGACCCAGATACGGGCCACCAGCGGTCCTTGATGTACCAAATGAGCCGGATTACGGCCGATCGGGGCTGCCTCACCTACTACGACCGCATCGATGCACTGGCGATCGGCTGCTCGTGGTTCGTTGAGGCCGCGGCCCAAGACCAGGTGAAGGCGCAGCAGCAACGCGCCGACGAGATTGAGGACTGGTCCAGGCAGGCGTGGATGGATGAGACGGGGGCCAGCGTGGATGCACTGGCCCTCGGGTTTCGTCCGATGGCCCGCAGTGCCGCTTACGGCGGTGTCAGGCGGCGTTAGGGGGTGCTGGCGGGCGGATTGGCACCACTTTGACCTTCTGCTCGAGCTCAGCGAAGTTGAGCTTGCCCGACATGCGCGCCAGATCAGCCGTGGGCGTCTCCGGCATAGCAGCGGCGGTGATGGCGTTCTGCTTCAGGAGCTGCAGAGCTTCGCGGCGGGCGTTCTTGTCGCCATTGCGGAGGTCATCAAGGATTCCATGCGCCACTTCGGCATGGATGTCCTCCAAAACCTCTCGGAGATCGTCCTTGGCCACGGTTACATGGGCGTAGAGCTTTGCCCATCATGCCGATCGAAGAAGTCCAGTTCACTGATCAGCGGTGGCTGCAGTTTTGGGAGAACTACAAGGGGCTTGAGCACCAGATCAGGGCAATCAGCAAGCTTGGTAAGCAGATCAAACAGGCAGATCCGGGGCTGCTGAGTGAATCAGCGGACTGGGTGAATGATTGGCGCGAGCCGCAGCCTGCTGCATTGGTGCGCAACCCGTTGAATGTGCGGTGGCAGAGCCAGTTGGACAACAAAAGCGGGCAGGGATACCGCGAGTGCTTCTCCTCCAGCTGCGCAATGCTGGCGATGTACTGGGGGAAGGTCGTTGGCGATGACGCCTATAACGCCGTTCGCCAGAAATACGGCGATACAACGTCGGCCGAGGCGCAACTGGCGGCCTTGCGGTCGCTTGGCCTGCGGGCTGACTTCCACACCAATGGCGTCCCTGTGGCCCTGGAGCGCGAGATTGATGCAGGCAGGCCTGTTGCTGTTGGCTGGCTCCACAAGGGCCCTGTGAAGGCGCCCAGCGGGGGCGGGCATTGGTCTGTGGTGATCGGCTACACCGATGTGGCCTGGATTCAGAACGATCCCAACGGCGAGGCCTACCTGGTGGGTGGCGGCTATGCCAACAACGCCAAGGGCGGCGGGGTGGTTTACAGCCGCAAGAACTGGAATCCGCGCTGGATGCCAGGCGGCACCGGCGGCTGGTATCTCACCTGCCGGCCATGAGGAGAGAGCGACTGCACCTCAGCCAAACGACAACGGTTGAGACAGGAAAGGACATGAACGGACGATTTTTCATCGCTTACGACAAGGGCGCTTCCGTGTTCTTGCGTTGTCCGAACGACGTGCGCCGCTGGCTGAAGCTGCCCGCCAAGATCCCGATGCGGGAGTCCTATGACAGCTGGATCGCCTCCCTCGAGGCCGCTGATGCCGGGCCATCACAGGGCCTGCCGGCGGCCAGCAGCGCAGAGGAGCTCGACCCGTCCGATCCGAACTACCAGAGCAAGACCGTGATCTAGCCCTGGCCCTTCTTCATCTTGCGGCGATGGCTGGGCTTGCTGCCCCGACCGTTCCCCTGCCTCGATTTTTTGCAGATCGGTTCGCGGTGGATCTGCTGGGTATTGCTCTTGGGCTTGCTCATCGCTTCACCCGCGGGCTGATGATCCCAGCCAGGATCTCGACCACCCGGTAGACCTTCACGACAACCCTGGCGTAGTTGTCCAGGGCCTCGTTGTCCTTCGGTGTTGGGGTCAGGTTGACCACCGCCAGGGCCACGCCATGGATGGCGACAGCGAGAGCGATGTAGTCAGTGAGGTGATCCATCAGCTGCGCTCAAGATCGCGGAGCCTGGTCTCGTGGTCGCGCAGCATCGTCTGCACCCCCTCGAGGATCGTGGTGGTGCGTGACTCAAATCGCCCCAGGCCATTGGCGATCTTCCAGAGCGCGGCGACGCCCGAGCCGCCTAGACCGATCAGGGCAAGGATCGAGGCTGGGTCCACCGCGGCCGGTTAGCTTCACCCCTGCAGAGTAACGAGCCCGAGCTACGAAGCCCAGACCCGCACCGGCTGCTCAGGGCTCACCGCATACTGCTCCCAGCCCTCAGGCACCTCACCGACGTAATTAACGTGCCAGCCAGTCGTCTCTGGGATCTCCCCAATCACATCCAACGCATGGCTGTGGCTAGCAGTGATCACCTCACTGGTGTAACTGTCTAAAAGGCCAGCATTATATAGGGCAACCATGCCGGTGGCTTCATCGGGGAAGCGAAGGTAGTTAGTCATTAGTGTTTTCGACTACGAGGGTTTGAGCCCAATCAAAGGCTTTGGTTTCCCTCTTCCTTCTCAGATCGGAA